AAGCAGCAAGTGATATCGGATGGTGTGGAAAATGCAGAATAAAGGAATGCCCATATAATAAAGATTTAAATAAGAAAAGAAAAATGGGATGGAATGTGTAGCAGTTAAAACAAATACTTAGAAAGGAAAATAACATGGCCTGTTAATGAAAGGTTATTTTAAAGAGAGATTTTAAATGAGAATTAACGATGCTAGAAATTTAAGAATAGGTGAAAAAGTTATGACTCCTGGTGGATTTCCAATTACTGTTTGGTCATTAAACGAATTTATATCTCCATTAGGCAAAAATACTATTATTTATGTAAAAGGTAAAACTGAAAATGGGGATATAATGAAATTTAGTCATAAAGAATTAAAATTAATGTAAGATGAAACAGACATTTCAAAAGGAGAGAACAATGGAAAACTATATGAATGCTCCCATTCAGTTAGAGTGGACAGATAAAGATATATTAGAAGATTTCGATAAATATCATGATAAGAAAGCAGTTTCCAGAAGATTTTGCATTCCCGTGTCTCAAGTAACAGAAATATTAAAACGAAACGGTGTGAAAGAAAAATGATTCCAAAATATTTGGACTATACAGTAACACCTGCAGATTTGAGGAATATGCCAGAAGAGAATGTAATAGAATTAATGATTTTTACGGATCGAGATCGGAAAGATAATGAGAATGCAGAAAGACTGTATCGGTGGTGTATACAAGAAATCAATTTTCGAATGGATTTGAGCGGATCTGAATATGAGCAGTAAGAAAGCGATGGCTGGTTTAGTCATCGCTTTTTTTATGATATGCTGCAGCTCTATAACGGAAACTCGCATCCTGGATTTCTTGCGAGATATGTTCCATTCGATCAATATATTCTGTAACATGTGATGGAATTTTTGTATCCCATTCGTTTTTATCGGAAGTAAGTAGATCATTCGGGGTGCATTCTAATGCTTCACAAATTTTTTCAAGAGTTTCAAAGCGAATACTTGCCATATTACCAGAACAAATTTTTGACACTGATGGTAAAGAGAGATCAGTAGCTTCTGCAAATGCAGCTTGACTTTTATACTTAGTCAATATTAAATGTTGGATATCTAATTTAATCATATTGCACCTCCGTGTCAATGATTATAACATAATTAAATAAGAAAATCCATAAAGATATGTTTATGTAAATAAAGATAAATTGTAATATAATAGCGAAAATAATAAAGATATATTTATATTAAGTATTGACATATTAAAGATATGTTGATATAATGAGTTCAACGTAAGAAAAACAAGAGAGAAAGGAGGAACCGGGTATGGATGTACATTGTGGCGAAATTAAACGTGGTGAAATCTATTGGGTAGATTTCGGGAAAACGAAAGGATCTGAACAAGGCGGAAAACGCCCAGCACTTGTTGTCCAAAATAACATTGGGAATAAACATTCTCCAACAACCATAGTCGTGGCAATCACATCAAAAAGGAAGCCCAATCTTCCTACTCATGTCATTTTGGAAAAAGATGCGTTGAATGGATTAAGTTCCGATTCGTTAGTAACATGTGAACAAATTAAAACAATAGATAAAGCTAGATTGTTGGATAAGATCGGAGAGATTAGTCCCAAAAAGCAAAAAGAAGTGAACAGAGCAATGCAGATTAGTTTACAGACATTATTAATGGAGGGATGATAAGATGATAGAAGCATATGAATACTCTGATTACAACCAAGCGATGCAGAAAATGAAAGAACTTGAAAAAAAGAACAAGAAGTACAAAATTCTTATTTATACAATTGATTATGATCAAAATGAAGAAAGTAAAAAAATAACTACACCTGCAGAAGGGTGTAAGTTAATTAAAAAAGCAAAAACTATTTTCCTTAACAGAGATGAAATAATCGAACATATGCAATTATATTCTACGATACAAGATATCGAACACATCAATCGAGAAGGTATTATGCATGACATTATTTTACCACATTTAAAGGAATGAAATGGAAATATTTACCGCTGGAATATACATGTCAAGAGGTATAAAATGGAAATATAAGGAAAAACAAAATTATAGTAGTACAAACAAATGTTCGAAAACATATTGACAAGAACATTAGTTCGATGTATTATAATTTTGTCGAACAAAATAAAAGAAGGGAATCATACCTGCGTTGGAGCGCATACGGTATGAATCCCTTCCTGTACATAACAAGCAAAACAAGCAATATTCATATGTGTTTAAGGTGTTGGAGCAGCTTAAACGAATAATGGCAATGTCCTGCTTAAGTATCATTATACATATTAATTTGCAATTCTGCAAGTCTATCTTGAGCAGTTCGCTATTATTTCACAATTTCATTAAAAGAGAATAGGAGAATAACAAATACGAAAAGGTGCTTATTATTTTAAAT